GCATCCACATTATCATCAAGATAAACTGGACTTGTTTCTTCTTTTACAGAAGAAATTTTATTGAAAGGTTTAGCTTCATAGCCATCCTCATCTTTTACACCTGTCTTTAGATTTAAAAGATTTAAGAAAGCATACTTTCTGGAATAAGACATTGCCTTACCTGTTCCAAAAGCATCTATACCTCCCATTGCTGAACAACCATCAACTATTACAAAACTTGTTGGGTCGTCAATGTCATGTACTTTCATTGTACAAACAACCATGACCGCATCTGTTTTATCCATAACTTCTGTCAGATAATTACAAGTCACATACAAATTATTATCGAGTAATGCTTGTGTAGCAACTTCTTGTACTGCATCATGTAGTAAAGGGTTAAAGTGCATCCCTCCTTTTTTTTCAGCTTTTTTTACTCCACCTGCTTGTAAACAAGCCGAGTGTAGTTTTTGATATATGTTTTTCTTCATACGTTCCTTTTGTTGTTATTGTTAGAAGGGTAATAGACCCCAAACTTTTTGTGCATAAATAAAAGTGTATGTTGCAACAACTTTTGTTTTATATAGCATCCAAGACATAGTTCCTTTCTGTTAGTTGTTATTTTTAATTCCCCAAAGTTTACTAATTAATTGTGTCTGTTCTGTGGCTAAATCTTTATAATAATAATAATGATTTAAATCTGGTGGCTCACACATTAATGCAAGTTCAGATAGATTGCCTTTACAGAACATAATCATTCGTTCCCACAATAAAATTTTTTCTACCATTTTAAAGTATAGAAACTCTAGGTGTTCTTTACGCATTAACTCATGTTTATCATCGAATATAATATGTTCTTTATCATTCGTATAAATTAAGAATGGTGTCTTTTTAGAACACATATAATAAAACGCAGTTTGAGTTAAATTTTCTATAGTAGGTTCAGTTGGTAGTGCTTGACTACTCATTGAGTATTCTTCTTTAAACTTTACTTTTCTTAAATTAGGTGGCTTCGTTTTTAATTCAATCATTACATCATCAGTTTCATAATCTATCTTACCCAGAATATCTTTAATCATAGTCATTTCTTTTTTTCTTACATGACGTTCACATTCTAATTTCTTTTTACCTACAATATCTTGCACAACCTTTTTAGTAACTCCAATACAATCATGAGCAAAGTCAATCATCTTTTCTCTGCCGTACTGATCCTTCTCATCTACAGGTTCCTTTTTATTTAGTTCTGAAAGTTCTTTTTCAAATGAAATTTTATAATCTCTATCCCATTCTGTAAGAGCTTTTTTTTCTCTCTTCCAAATCGTATCGCCAATTAATCTTTGGACAGTATTGTTTACTAAATTACCAAAGTTAGCTTTGTATCTAAAAGGGAAAGTTCTTCTTACGTTTTGTGGAAAGGTATAATTAATTAAATTTTTAGCAAAAGGTGTAGACGTAGATGAGTAAGACCAATGGTCTAATCCTTTACCACCATTAAATATGGAAAATGCTTTTGTTATATCTTTTCTTTGCATAGTTGTTTGATTTTCTTGTAATTTACTTTAACCTATTTGTCAATTTGTTTATTAAATTTAATTACTTTTTCACGTAGTTCGGGATAACTTAATTTACCTTTTCTTATAGAACGCAACCACATATATGATTTTTTCCAATCATTAAAAGCATCTATTACTTCTTCTTTTGAGCATCCCTCCCAAATTTCACTTCTCATACCACCTATTGATCTATCATAAAATTTTATATGAAAGTTATAAGTATGAAGTTGATGAAATTCTCTTTCATTTAAACAATCTGTATTCATTTTATCCCCTGATAAGTGCATAAGAAAGAAGTGACACCTTTACTTTTAAGTAATTTATTCCAAAGCAATTTAGCTCTACTTACTTCTTTTTTATGTTCTTTTGTGAAGTCACTGTCAGCTTTATCCTCACACATTTCAATTTTCATATCTATAATTCCTAAAAGTGTTTCTAGTTCATCATTAGATAATGATATTTTATATTTCATAACTTTCCTTTGTTTGTTGTTTATATCTTACTATACCATATTGGTTATTCAATGTCAACCCCTTATTTTTTCTTGATTATTCATAACTTTTTTGGTAATGATTTAAAAAACAAACAAATCAAAATAAAAAGGAAACAACAAATGACACTTAAAGAATGGATGAAGAAGAATAAGTTAAGTTGTAGTGAAACCGCAAAGAAAGTTGGTATTCATAATATCAATCCAAGCACAAATATTTTTAGGCACAAATAAAGAAGTTCAACCTAATGATTTTTATGACTTCATCTAAACCTAAATTTAAATATAAAAGAGTAAAAATTATTTGGCAGGATATTGTGACTAACCCTGAATGGTTTGAAGATTTGTCTGATGTAGATAAATTATCTTATAGTTGGTGTGAAGATACTGGCTATCTTTATTATAAGGATAATAAGATGTTAAAAATATTCTCATCATTTTCTTATGATGGAGATAAATTATCTATAGGCACAGTCACGACATTTCCAAGATGTGTTGTAAAAAAAATAGAGGTATTAAAATGACAGATGTAGATATGTTTAAAGATCATAGAGGTAAGATTAATATGTTAAAAAAGAAACTTAGAATGTCTAAGAATATTTCTTGCGATTTAGAGATTATTATTGAATCACAAAAGAAAGAAATAGATACATTAAAACAAATTATTGCAATACAAGAATTGCAAATGGACACTTCTAATAAATGAGATTATTTTTATTATTAATACTTATACCTTTAACTAGCTGTGCTGATGTCATGTTATTAGGCAGTAGCTATGGTGTTGTAGGGTCATCTAATACTTATGTAAAAGCCTATAATACTATAGATGTTGTATCTATTGCAGCGACTAAAAAGGATATTAAACAACACGCATACAATAAGATAAAAAAGAAAAAAGAACAGAAATCGGTAGCTACTTTAAATGAATTAAAGCTCATCACTAAACAGCTTGTAAAATTAACCGCATTACATCAAGAGGTTAATTTAAAATTAGAGCAATTAACAATACAAGTCGAACTTAATCAAGAGAATTTAGATACAAGACTTATTGATTTAGAAACAAATAAGTTAGTTGCGTTCTATAAAAATAAGTATTCTAATTTAATAGCTATGCATAAAAAAGCTCGATCTTATAAATCACCAAGACAACTTGCTGTGATTTTACAAAATCAAATAAAAAAACAAAAGGAGGTAGACTGATGGGTGAAATTATTTTGGGAACATTATTAATTTTATGGATTATGGGTAGTATAGGTGGAGTATAACCCTTTACCTATCTTTTGTACGATTAAACCTAGTTTTATTCATGGGTTAGGTTTATTTGCTACGAGAGAAATAAGAAAAGATACTGAATTAGGTATTTCTCATATTGAAGTTGATGATGTTTTATATAGATTGCCTCTAGGTGCTTTTATTAACCATTCGGAAACATCTAATTGCGTAAGAGTTAAAGTAAATAATAAATGGTACTTGAAAACAACGACAGATATTATGCCTGAACAAGAACTCACACTAACTTATAGTTTATATAAACCTGATGAGATTTGCTAAATATTTCGATAAAGATTTGTACTCTCGTTGGCATAGATTATGGGACGGGATTGCTATGTGTGATATTGATAGTGTTGAAATCTGTAAGAATAAAGGTTGTTGGAAACCATTAGCTATTATTGAGCATTTATACGATACCGGCTCTGATAAAAAGAAATACACCAACATAGTAGAGCAAATAGGAAAAGGTTTAAATATCCCTGTTTATCTCGTATATTACAAAGAGATAGAGGATGACACTCTGGAGTTCCGAGTTGCTCAAAAATACCCTATCTCTGCTCCATTAAAGGCTATGTCTGAACAGGAGTGGGTCGGCACTTTGTTTCATCTACAGGCAGAGCATCAGAAAGTATGTAAGAAGAAACCATAAGGCTATGCAAAAATATTTACCACACATTAGAATACCATTTAAACTTTTTGATGATGAGAGGATAAGAAAGATA